ATAATCCTTTTCATGGATATGAAGAATCTTTAAGGCATTCTAAAATTATTGAGAAATGTATTACACAAGAAAATTGGAAACCTGATGAGTTAATTCTAAAAGGTATTCAAGAGATACACAGATTTCAAACAGAAGCTTCATCATCATATACATACTACATATCTGTTAAAAAAGCCGTAGAAAGAATGAGAGGGTTTTTTGATGAAGTAGATTTGAATGAGAAGAATTTAAAATCAGGAAATCCTTTGTACAAGCCAAAAGATATTACAAGTGCTATTGTAGATACAGAGAAAGTTTTAGCAAATTTAAAACTCCTTGAAACTAAAATCCATGAAGAGTTGTTAGAAAATACTAGAAATAAAGCACAGAAAACTATTTCAATTTTTGCTAACCCTGAAAGTATAAATGAATAATGATTAAAAAATTTGGAAATTGGTTAGAATTACCTGCAGAGTTTTATGAAGACATCTCAGAAGAAGATGAGGAAAAATATGCAGAATTGGAAGAATTAGGAATTAAAACTCCAAAAAAGGGGTGTTGTAATTGAGAGGGCTATGTTTAATATAGATAATATTGTTTCATACAATAAGTCTAGTGTAGGATACACTACATTAAGAGTATGTAACATGGATAATCTATGGAGAATTAGAGTTGTCTTTGAAGAGTTTGACAGTTTTATGAAAAATATGGTATGCTTATAAAAAATGCTACAACAGTAGAAAAAAATGATGAGATTGTCAGGGCTGTTAGAAATGCTGATGGTCTTTGGATAAATAGTGAAACTTTTAGAGAAGAAGCAAAACACTTTAGAAAATATAAATACTATTGTCCAGACCCTCCTGGCTCTCCTGGTTATTTAGAATATTGGACAGAACAAAGAAAACGCTGTAGAAATGGTTATTCTTCTGGAGGTTCAACTATTACAGGAGACCACTATTACTATTTAAATTTTTGTCCAATACAGAAAGCTGAAGAGAGTGAATATACAAAAGGACTTGGTAAAAAAGTGGTGGACTTTCCTGATTTTTGGGATGGAGACTATAAGTACTATTGGGTAAGAGAAATTGCAAGAAATGGTTTATTAACAGAATTAGTGACTTCTGTAGAACATATAAAACACGTTATAGAATTACCTGAGGAAGAACAGATAAAAGAATTAGTTGCTCTTTTAGATGGATTAGGATTAGGATTAAAAATTGAACCAGACTCTTTAAAAGGTGGTTTTAACTTAATTGTTGGAAAATCAAGACGTAAAGGATATTCTTATAAAGCTGGTTCTATTGCTTCAAATAACTACTTTAATAGACCAAACTCGTTAACAATATTTGCAGCTTATGATAATAAATACCTACTGGGTAAAAAAGGTATTTTTCAGAAAGCTTATGATTATATAAACTTTGGAAATGAACACACAGCTTGGTCAGCTCCTTGTGATGTAGTTAATCAAGTATCAAAAGGAAATATAAGGAACTCTTATACAACATATAATAATAATGGGATAGCTATTGAGAAAGGAATGAAGTCTGAAATAAATTCAGTTTCTTGTATGGATAACCCTGATGCTATTCGTGGTGCTGATATTTATGATGTATTTTTTGAAGAGTCTGGAGCTTTTGGTACTCCAGGATTATTAGAACAAACATATATTGCAACAGTAGATACTGCAACTGCGGGGTCTTTAAAGACAGGTCTTATAACTGTATTTGGTACATCTGGAGATATGGAAGGTGGAACTTATGATTATGCAAATATGTTTAATAAGCCTAAAGTATATGGATTTCTTCCAATGAAAAATACATGGGATGCAAATTCTGAAACTAATATCTGTGGATACTTCCACCCTGATTATTGGAATATGGAAGGGTATATGGATAAGCAAGGAAACTCTGATGTTGAGGCTGCTAGAAGTGTGGAAATTGCAATTAGAGAAAGGATGATTAAAGCTGGAGCTACATCATCACAAATTAAAAAGAGAATGCAAGAAAGACCACATGGTCCAAAAGAAGCTTTTGCATCTACTAGTATAAATCTTTATCCAACATATGAACTACAAGCACAATTAGATAAAGTTAGAAGTCTTAATCTTCAAAAAGTAAAAGGAACTCCTGTACAACTCTATAGGGAGGGTAATACAGTTAAATCAAAGAGAATATTAGATGGTTCAGCTTCAATCATTGACTCTTACTACTCCACTCCAGATGATATTAGAGGTTGTGTTATAATATATGAAGAACCTTTAGAGAATGCTCCAAGAGGATTGTATAAAATTGGATATGACCCTGTTAGACAAGATTCTGGAACTTCTTTAGCCTCTGTATTAGTTTATAAAAGTTTTCATCAAGGTAGTGCAACACATTCTATAATTGTTGCTGAGTGGTTAGGAAGACATGAAGTGACTGATGATAATGATAGACTTGTAGAATTAATAGCTGACTATTATGCACATTCTCCTATTATGTATGAAAATGAAGTTACTTCTGTAAAGAATTACTTTAGGAGAATAAAGAGACTTAACATGCTTGCTTTACAACCAGATGGGGTAATTTCTAAAAACATAAAGAAGTCAAAAGTAAATAGGATATATGGTTGCCACATGGTTGATGCATTAAAAGATGCTGGTGAAAGATATATAAAAGATTGGTTACTAAATGTAATAGATTATGATGAAGATGGTACACCAATTAAATCCCTAGATAAAATATGGTCTCCAAGATTACTTGAAGAACTTATAGCTTATAATAGAAAAGGAAATTTTGATATGCATTCTTCATTGATTATGTGTATGATTCAAGTACAGGAAGAGTATGAGGGAACTACACATGAAGATAATAAAGAGAATAAAAATGCAAAAGATTTACTAGATATGATGCAAGATATGTATAAAAAATATTAAATTTGTACAAAATCTAAATAATAATTATCATGGATAAAAGTCGTGACAATTCTGCAACAATGAGTTTCTCTTTAAAATACCAAAATAAAAAACAATGGTTTAAAGAAGAACTTGATAAATTAGAAACAGAGTATGATACTAGTATGTTCTCTGTAGAACAAGATGTAACTCCTGCAAAAAGAATAAAAACAAATTATGATTTGTTTAATAATAAAATAGATTTAAGAGATTTTGAATATGTTTGTAAACCTTATGGAGCTGAAGTTGGGGAACTTCCAGCTAATATGACAAATAGAGACATTATCTCTGGTAGAATAAAAGCTTTTCTTGGAATGGAGATGAAAAGAACTTTTCCTTGGAAAGCTGTTGCATTAAATCCAGAAGCAACCACAAGAAAAGAAGAGGAAAAATATAAACGTATTAAAGACTATGTGGTTAATGAGATTACAGCTCCAATCAGACAACAGTTAGAAATACAAGCTCAAGAACAATCTAAAGGACAGAAACTATCTCCTGAAGAATTGCAACAGATTAAAGCTCAAATTGAAGAGCAAACAAAAACTATGACACCTGAAGAAGTGTTTAGATATATGGAGAGAAAACATCAAGACCCTGCAGAAGTTCAATCAGAACAATTATTACAATATTTAATTATAAAAGAAGATATTGAATCAAAATTTATTGATGGGTTAAAACATGGAGCTTTATCTGCAAGAGAAATCTATAAATTAGGTATCCATAGAGGAGACCCTGAATTATGGTTAGTAAATCCACTTGATTTTAGTTGTGTTAAATCATCTTTTTCTCCTTTTATTGAGGATTCTGAAAAGTGTGTTTGCATATACAGAATGACTCCATCACAAATACTACAAAAATTTGGAAAAGAGTTAACTGAAGAGGATATTGAAAGAATATATGATGCAGGAGAAAAATATAGAGCTGATAAATTAAATGAAAGTTTTTTTACATTCTCTGAAGATTCTATAAGTAGGGATGAAGATTCTATAAGAGTTGTACATGGTCAATGGAGAGCACCAAGAAAAATTGGATTTCTTTCTTACTTAGATGAGAATGGAGAAATGCAAGAGAGAATTGTACATGAAAGTTATAGATTAGATTTAGATGCTGGAGATATTAGTATTGAATGGGAATGGATTCCAGAAATTTATGAAGGGTATAAAATCCTTGATGATATATATGTAGGTCTTAGAGCATTACCAGGTCAGTTTAAAGATATTGACAATCTATATAATCAAAAACTTTCTTATTATGGAGTTATCTATGATGATATGAACTCTGAAGAGACTTCATTAATGGATAGATTAAAACAATATCAATATTATTTCAATATTATTATGTATAGGATTGAGATGTTGCTAGCCTCTGATAAAGGGAAAAAACTTCTTATGAATATAAATGCTATTCCTAAGTCTTCAGGTATTGATATAAAACAATGGAAATATTTTCTTGAAGCCTCCAATATTGGCTGGTATGACCCTACAGAAGAAGGTTTGGACTATTCTGATGTTAATACAATAGGAAAGGTACTGGATTTATCATTATCTTCAGATATTAATAACTATATACAACTTGCAGAGTATATTAAAAAACAAGCAGGAGAATCAGTAGGTCTTGGAGATAATGTTATTGGACAGATTCCCCCAGATGCTGCTGTATCTAATGTAAGACAAAATTTAATACAAACTTCTTACATACTTGAACCATATTTTCAATTACACACTCTTGTAAAAAGGAATGTATTGCAAGGACTTATTGACATTGCTAAGTATTCTTATACCACAAGTAAGAAACAAAAACTCTCTTATATACTTGATGATTTATCTTTGAAATTACTAACACTTGATTTAGATTTATTAGATAATTCTACAATAGGTATTTTTGTGACTAATTCTATTAAAACCCATGAGACAATGGAAGCTATCAGACAGCTTGCTCATGCTGCTATGCAAAATCAGACTGTTGAGTTCTCAGATATTATCACTATTTTAAGACAAGAAAGTGTTCCTGAAATGGAAGAAACTCTTAAAGTAGCTGAAGATAAGAAGAGACAACACATGGAAAAAATGCAACAAATGGAGGCTGAAAAAGCTAAAGAATTGGAGCAACTCAAACAACAAGGAAGACTTCAAGAACATGAGATGGAAAAAGAAAATATTGTTCTTAAAGAAACTGAGAAAAGAAAAACAATCATAGCTCAAACAACTATTACAGGAGCATCATTTAATCCAGATATGGATGCAAATGATAATGGTATAAATGATTTTATAGAAATAGGAATAAAAGAAAAAGCTTTAAATATTAACAAGGATAAGCTCTCTTTAGAGAAGGAAAAGTTCTTACATCAAAAAGAAAAAGATAATAAAGAGCTGAAATTAAAAGAAAAAAGTCTACAAAATAAGTCTAAAAACTAAAATGGCTATTAACTATGAATTATAGAAAATTTAATTTTAAACTGAAAATAATTAAAAATAATTTTTAAATTTGTACAATTATGAGTGAAACAAAAGAACTAAAAAGAGAAAATTCCATTTGGGATGAAAGCATTGAAGAGGGATTCTTTGGTGTTGGACAAGAGCAAACAGTACTGGAGCAGGTAGTTGAAGAAGATGACGAAGTAATTCAAACTGAAGATACTCCAGATGAAAATCAACCAGGTAATGACTCTACAGAGAAAAAGGATTTAAAAAAATCTGATGTTGAAGAAGAGGAAAAGTTTTTTAAGGAAGAAAATCCTTTAGAACCTGAAACTAAAAATAACACAGCTAATACTGAAAAAGATTCAGTTAAACTTGTAAAACAATTAAAAGACAGAGGTCTTTTAGATTTTGAGATTGAAGAAGGACAGGAATTGTCAGAAGAAGATGCTGAAGAACTTCTTGAGACAATGCATGAAGAAGCTGTTGAGAATAGACTTGAAGAACTCTTTGAAAATCTTCCACAAGATATAAAAGCTTTAAATAAGTTTGTATTAAATGGAGGAACACTTTCTGAATTTTTAGGTTCGATTAAACCAAGTGTAATAAGTTTTTCTTCTGATTTTGATATAGATAATGAAGAGAATCAAGAGATAGTTTTAAGAGAGGATTTAAAAAATCAAAATTATGATGATGATTATATTGAGACTTTTATTGATACCTTAAAAGATTCTGGAAAACTTAAAGCATCTGCAAGTAAAATTTATAACAAATTAAAACAAGATGCTGAGAAAAAACAAGAGATTCTTCTTGCTAAACAGAAAATAGAAAAACTATTTCTGACTTAGTTACTTCTAAAGATTTAGAAGTACAGCTTTCAAAAAAAGAACAAAAAGACTTACCTGACTATATTTCAAATTTTAATATTAAATTAAATAATGGAGGTCAGATAACTCAAATGCAATTAGATTTGCATAAAATAATGCAAGACCCTAAAAAAGTTATAGTTCTTGCTAAATTGTTAAAGGATGATTTAAAATTTGACAATTTAAAAAAACAAATAGAAACCAAGGTAACAAAAGAAACAAAAGAGAAAATTGTAGAAGGCAGCCAGAGGGTTTTTTCAAATAGTGGAAGTTCACAACAAAATAAATTATTATCAGATTATTTTTAACTAATAAAGAAAAACAACTATGTCTGTACTTACAAGTAAATTGGCTACACGCCAAATGGAATGGACTGCAAATATGACAGAACAAAATCACTTGGGTAAAGCTTTGCTTACCAAGCCTGCCGTATTTTTGCCAACATTTGATAAATTATTTTCAGCTCAAAATTACTATTCAGATAATCCGTTAACTTCTGAGTTAATGAAAGGTTCTAAAACCAATACTGAGATTGGTCAAACTGAATGGGAATGGGAAATGAAAGGAGCTAATACAAAACCATTAGTGGTTATTGAAAATGTATTACCTTCTACAGAAACTAGACCAGGTTTATATAAAGCTAATTTTAGAATAAAATTAGATGAGAACCATTATTTACCTGGTGATATTATTACCCCAGGAACTTCTGACAAAAGATATCAATGTCGTGTTCAAGAAGGACCTACTCCAAATGGTAATGGTTACATTTATGTAATACGTTTAATGTCAGAAGACAATCAACTATTTTTACCAGTACAATATTTAAAACCTGGTACTCAATGGGCTAAATTGTATTCTCAATATGAAGAAGCTGCTGAACAAGGTGGTTCAACCACATTCAGTACAAATTTAGCTCTTAAAAATAAGATGTCTAAATACCGTAAGACTTACTCTATAACTGACTATGCTTCTACTGAAGTATTAGCTGTTAAAATAGCAGACAGTAAAGGTAAGTTACATGATTCTTGGATTCGTTATGCAGAAGTTGAATATTGGCAACAATGGTATCGTGAATTAGAAAGAGGAGCTTGGTATTCTCGTTCTACTGATACTGTAATTGGTGCTAATGGCAGACCTGTAAGGTCAGGTGCTGGTGTTCAAGAAATGCTTGAAGATTCTCATATTCATCGTTATAATATCTTAACTGGTAGATTAATTGAAGAATACTTGATGGATATTTTCTATTCAAGAGTAAAACCTGGTAAAGGTCGTCAAATTAAAGGTTACACTGGAGAATATGGTATGTTACAATTCCATAGAGCAATTCAAAACTGGGTTGAAAGAGGTGGCTTTATTAAAAATGTAGAGGTATTTACTAATAAAGTTACTTCAGATTATCATACAAATGCTCTTGAAGCTGGATACCAATATGTTAAATATCACATGGCTAATGGTAGCTCTTTAGAGTTAGTACATAACCCATTGTATGATGATAGAGATATTAACTTTGAAATTGACCCTATAACTGGATTCCCTGTTGAATCTCAACGTATTACTTTCTTAGATTTTTCTAATGATGGTGGTGCTAATGTTAAAATGGTAAATAAGAAAGATGGATTTGCCTTTGGTTATCGTGAAGGTCTTTATGGACCTTATGGACCTAAAAAAGGTGGTTCAATGGCTCACACTGGCTCATACTACGATATGGTAGTTGAGAAATCTTTTGGTACTCACATTGATGATATCACAAGATGTGGAGAGTTAATCTTATCTCGTAACTAGAAATAAATTTGTAGAGAGGTTGTCTTAAAAAAGCCTCTCTACATTTTATAAATTTTATATTATACAAGAATTAAAGAGAATTTAAAAGAAACAATATGGCAAAAATAGAAGTAAGACCTCTTGAAATAAAAAGATGGCACAATAAAGTAGGAAAAGAAGATTTTGCAAGACCAAAGAAAATTCAAGCATTAGTGGATGCTGTGAATGGAGTATATTGTACTGGTCTTAGTAAAGAAGAAGAAGAAAAGTACTCAAAGTTATTAAAGAAAGATTTATCATCTCATTTTAGTGCAGATGAACCACATCCTTTTTGGGATACTAAACAAGCAGAAGTAAAATTAGAAAATCATACAATGTTCTTTGATGAAGATATTCCATTAGATTTCATTAAAATTAAGATAATGAAAGCTTCAAAATATGTAGCTAATTCTATGAAAGATTATAATGAAGG